TAATCTAAACTACTTGGTTGTCTTGATAATGGATTTGTTTCTGCCATAATTCCTCCATGATTGTATCTCTCTTTTCATCAGTAAAGATAGACCAATCTCGTATTTGATCTAGAGTTCTTCCACACCCTATACAAATATCTTCTTTTATTTTACATATTTTTATACAAGGCGTTCTCATATATTTATTTAGGTTGCTAAAAAAAAGGGGTCAAAAAGACCCCTTTTAGTTAACCTTCTAACAAGATTACATAAGGTTTGAAACCTTAACTTTTCTGTAATATCTGTTAGTAGCAGATGAGATACTAATCGCACCATCAGAACCGGCCGCAACAGTACCAGTATGGAATGGGTTGGCTGCAATTCCATATCTAGTCTTAAAACCGATTTTTGGTTGGAAAGTATTCTCACCAACTGCACGAACCATTTGCAATGGTACATATGGGCAGTAGAACATTCCAGCATCGTATGGTGATGTTCCTTTGTAACCGACAACATAGTATTGTGAGTCGGCGACATTAGCAGAATATGGGTCTACATAGACTTTAAATCTACCATTCATAACACCAGCGAAAGTAGTTGAAGTGTCATCTACATTCAAGTTGTTATTTAGAGCAGGTGTATAGTCTAGAACTCCAGCCATTTGAAGAGCAGAAGCGACATCAGCGGAACAGATAATCATGTTACCTTTTCCTCTTCTTGTCTGTTGACCGATAGCGTTTGCATCTCTTTCAAGAGCGAACATCAAACCTTTGAACTTCTCAACTGACCATCTACCATTTGAGTCTGTATCCAAGTCAAAGATACCAGCGTTAGTTACATTAGTTTGAGCACCTTTTACAGCAGATACATAGATATTTCTTACAACTTCTCTGTTGATTTCTGCAAGAATTTCAGCAGAAAGAATGTTTGCAAGTTCTGTCTCAGCATCTAAACCATGAATTGCTTTAAGGTCTTGAGCAAGTTCCATAGTGTATTCTGCCTTGAGGGCACGAGTTACAGCAGTAACAGTGTGCTTCTCAATTGAGAATGCCATTTCAGCGAAAGCATTAGTAGTAGTGTCACCAAGTGCTTCACCTTGTGCTGTTGTCATACCAGTTGCAGTTTCGTATGTTCCAGCAGGTGAGTCGTTAAGAACAGCAGGGTTAGTTGCTGAGTCTGTTACATCTCCACCACCGACATTTGAAGCAGCGTTCTGGTTTGAGAAATCAGGCATAGTCTCATCAACAAGAGCTTCTGCACCATCCATTGATGCAAATCTTGCTCTCATTGCAAAGATTAAACCAGTTGGGCCTGTCATTGGTTGCACACCACAGATGTCATATGCAATCAAGTTAGGCATTGATCGTCTTACTAGGGAAATCAAGATCGGATCCCATGTATCTAGAGAAGCGTTACCACCCACAAAGTTAGTTGGTGCAGCCTCTGTCATGAACTGCTTATCTTCTTTTAGAGCTTTTTCTTGGTTCTCTAGAATGATTGTAGTGACGGCCCGTCTGTAACTATCCGAAATTTTAGGTAATTCTGGATGTTCTAGGACTGGCTGCCACTTTTCTTGTAAATGTTCTGTTTGAAACATGTGTCTCTCCTTATTACATTACACTTTAATTATTCGTATTCGCACTCTTGACGCTTCTTCCGATTGCACTCATGTAAACACTCATGGAATCTGAAACATCAATGTCCTTTACGGGGCCAGTTTCTACATCGTCAATTGTTTCAGTCTTTTCTACCTTAGTTCTAGGGAAATAACTTTCTTTCAGAGTTGCAATCTTTTCTTTGAAAGACTCCTCATCTGTAAAATCTACTTCCTTAACTAATGATTGAAACTTCTCAATCTCAGTTTCAGCCAAATCTGTTACTGATTCAGATATGACCTTTTCCCTTACTAGAGAAGCAGTTGACTTTTTCTCTTCTACCAACTTTGCGATAGTGTCGTCAAGTTTTTCTTCTAGTTTAGAAATCTTTTCTGATTGTGCCTCAAGTACATCGTACTTCTCATCAGGCACATCCACATAATGATCCTCAAAGAGTTGTTTCAATCCAGAGATAAAGTCCTCAGCGATTTCACCTTTTAGGCCTCTTTCAACCGCCAATGTATTCTCTTTCATCCATTCTTCGACAACATAGTTTAGATAGTTATCGACTTTTTCTGATAGGTCTTCTTTGGTTTCGTTAATTTCAGAAGTCAACTCGTTTGCATATTCTTCTTCGAGTCTTGTGACTTCTTCTCTCACTTTTGATTTTACTGCAGCTTCAAATACTGTAGCTGCTTTTCTTTTAAATTCTTCAGACAATTCGGAAGATTCACTGTCCATAAGAGCATCGACATGTTCTTTAACATCAATGTCTTTAACTCTTGCTTCAATTTTTGCCCTTTGTTCTTCAGACTGTTCTTCTTTCTTCATCATTTCCATTTTTTGAAATTGTGCCATGAGATTTGTCATTTCGTCTTTTTTCATCATCTCCATCTTCTTGGCCATTTCTTTCATCATCATTTCCATTTTGTCTTTCATTTCAGCCTTAGTCATCTTCGCCATTTCTTTTTTCATCATTTCCATTTTTTCCATTTCGGATAAAACTTCTTCACCCTCAATGTTTTCGTCACCAGCAGCGAGTGGCTTTGCAACTTTACTCATTCCGTCATTTGGTGTGTCCATTTTATCTGGCGCACCTTCACCTTTTTGTTGTGCATCGCCTGAGACTTCTTTAGCTTGTGCAGATGCTTTTTTACCAATTGCAGTAGCGGGGTCGTTGACTGCCTTGGTTGCATCCTTTTGTACTTTTCCTTCTGGTTTTCCACCACCGACATCTGTCTTACCAGTAGCTCCGTCATTTGGAACTGCTTCTTGTTTTTCTGATGCCATGGCGCCTTTCTTCATAGGGGCAGTGTCCTCTTCATTGATTTCGCTGGACTCTTCCAACTCACCAAGGACTTCTGCTTCTAATTCCTCTATGGTTTTATCTAATTCTTGATTATCAGCCATGGGATTGCTCCTTTTATGTTTACCTATTGGTATATTAACTATTATTTATAAATTACAACATTTTGAGAAACTTTGCAAACTCAAGTGCTTGATTTGCAGCTTTTCCCTTTTCAAGTCTTTGTTTCATCTCAACCAAATGTGGTTCTATATAGGCTCCGTTATCCCAAACCCATTCTTTGCCTTCCATTATTCCTTCCACAAAAGCGGCAGGAGCAGATGGATCTGCAACGATATCGGCAGCGGTTGCGAGCATGAAGTCTTTACGAACATAGTTCGCACCATTCTTCTGATCTAAACTACCCATACCTCTAGATGAAACACCTAATGTAGCACCTTCGTCCATAAGACTTTTTACAATCTTACCCATCGGTGTTTCCATTATCTTTGCCTCTCCGATAAAATTTTTACCATCGGGCACCAATGATGTTATCAAGTGAGATGCTCTTTCCAGATTTACAGTCGGCCCTTCTGGGTGACCTAACTCTCCAAAGGCTCTCTTTTTTTGTATGAAGTTTTTGTTATACTTATTTACTTCATTAGTCAATACTTCCATAGGATAAACACGGCCATTTCGGTTTTTAATGTCCGCCTGCATAAAGACACCACGAATTTTATAGTCCTTCTTTCCATCAGCTTTTTCTTCCTTTAGAAAGTGAACATCTTGGCAATCTTCCGTAATAAGTTTTACTACTTGCATTTATTTACCTTTTCCGAACTTTATATTCTTATTTATAAAATAAGAAAATTACACTCCACTGTGTGCTAATACAACCTCTTCTACATAGATTTTACTATTAGAACCAGCAGTTTCGTTAATGTGTGATACACTGAAAGATGATCTTAGTGTCGCATCTCCAGTAAAAGTTGCAGTTGTGCTACCATCTACTGCACCTAGTGTAATTGTTGTAGAACTAATTGCACTCACATTTACATTTGTAATTAGTGTATTCCATGCAGCCACATCTGAATCTACGAATGATACTTGATCACCGACGGCGAATGGATGATTGATACCAGTTCCTGCCCCTCTGTCTGCAACTGTCAATACTACTGGGTCAGCAGATGTCGCAGAGATAACTTGGATAGATTTTGGTCTCTCCTCTGGTACAATTGTTATTGTTGAGTTTGCACGAATATAACTTCCGTTGGTTGCTGTTACTGCCGTTCCCTCTTGTGTTACCTTGACGAAACCATCTTGACCACCAAACTCTGATATTCTCAAAGAGGCGCCTGGGCTTAAATAACCAACAACTAGGGAAGCCGCACTGTCGTTGGCTTGTTCTATTTTACCAACATGTCTTAACATTTTAAACGACATTTTTGTTCTCCCTAAATTGCCAAAACTTCTTTTTCAAAGTAGTCCATCAAATCCTTCTCTGAAACACGATTTTGTTTTGCAACTTTCTTTATAGTTTTTTCAAAAGTATTTAGGAAATCTGAGGGTTTATCATCCATAACTTTAAAGATTCCATCCACAGCTTTTTTCATCTTAGGTGACAATCTCTTGTACTCCCTAGATTTTTTGTGTTCATCTTTTTCTATTACTGTTTTGTATAAACTCTCAAAGTGCATTACGCCTCTTCCGTTTCCTCAACTTCTGGTGCATCTGTCACATTATCTTTAACAAATGTTTGTGCAACTTCTTTTCTTTTTATTTCTAAAGCATCACCTACTTTAGTATTCATAACTGATTTAAAAGCATCTTCTGCATCCAAATTATTTTTAGATACTACTGCATCAACAAAGTCTCTACTTGTCGCCATTTCCATTCTCCTTTGGTTTTGGTTTTTCATCACCGCCCTCTGCAGGCACTTCGCCTCTCAACTTGGCAACATCATCAGCAGGGATGACACCTCCACCACCATCTTGAGGATATCTTGTGATACCATCTGTGGCCTGTGGTACTGAAACTCCACCTTCTTCTGGCGGTATTCCTGCCTCTTTATTGATTTGTCGTTGCATCTCATCTATCTCAGCATCAGTCATTGATAGGACATTTTTCAATACATATTCTTTTGAGAAAAATGTACCGATATATGGTTCTATTGTCTGTAGCGAGTTTAATCTGTTTTCTAACAACTCTGCTTTCTTGAGTTCTGCAAAGTGACCATCTTGCAAGAAATCATATTGAATATGTTCTCGCATCTTAGGCCAATCCTCAATACCTATGATACCTTTCAACAATAGTTGTGTTTTTAAAATATCTGTAAGTAGAGGTGTGAATCTTTTTCTTATTCTCTGGACAAACTTAGTAAATTTAAGTTCATCTCTTGTAATCTCTGTACTTCTACCTAAACTAAATCCCTCTTCTGCATTTAGTCTGGATTGTGGAACATTAAGTGATTGATATAGTTTCTTCTTGAAATATTCTATGTCATCAATCTCACCAAGATTAGAACCGCCAGGCAAAGTAGTAATCTCTGTACCTCTTCCACCCTCTCGTCTTGGCAACCAAAAGTCCTCTAACATTGACATGTGGTTTCTATCGTCTTTTATTTCACCAGTGTTTGCATCGTATACCAGTTTGTTACGATAACGATTCATAACATCTTTTAGATATTGTTCTGCCTTAATCTTCGGTAAGTTACCAACATCAATATAGAATATTCTTCTTTCAGGCGCTCTTGATATACGATAGATAACAAGTGCATCCTCAATCATTCTTAGTTGGTTTACTGGTTTGATTGCTTTATGTAAGTAAGATAATACATGCCCTTTGTTTTGGTCAATCAATCCACTTGGACAATATGCAATAGAGTCAGCAGCGATTTTGATACCTTGTGCAGAACCACCACCACCAGCACCATAGATACCTTTATCATTGTACATAAAATATTCTTCTACATCTTTGATAAGTTCTATAGATTTGTTTTTACCTTTTGCTTGGTCTTTTTTAACTTCTCTTACTTTTTTAATCTTTTTAGGATCAATATATCTTAGTTCAACAATACCTTGTCTTGGATTATTTCTATCAATTACTTTGTGATAATAGATTCTTCCATCAACATACCATCTTCTAAAAATATCATGTCCTTTAGTTTCAAAGTCTAATAGTTCTAAGACTTCAGAAAACTCTTGTCTAATTCTTCTTTTAATTTTATCTGAATACCCTAGATTGTCTAGAGTTACTTGAATTGCTTGATCTCTTTCATTAGAAATCACTGCCTCATTAACAATATCCTCAATCGCAGAATCACACTCAGCTTGTTGAGCAATGTCTCTATATCTACGAATGAGGTCTTGTTCTGTTCTTTCTCTTCCGTCTGTATCTAAAACTTGTCCGAAAAAACCACCACCAGCGACTTCAATAGTTCCGTCATCAGTTTTTGGTGGTGTAAATTTCTCTACACCACCAGAGTCTTTTATTCGTTCAAATTTAAATCCAAATAGTTCAGCCATTATATTACTCCAAATTCCTACTACTATTTAGTAGTACGAAATCTACTATAGACCAATATTTGAAGGTTCAAAGTGTTGATAACGCCATGTAACCTCAAATTGTTCAATTTCAGTTGCCTCAGCAGTTGTTAAGTCAATCTGTGCAACTGTCAATGGAAAGCAGTTTCTGAAGATATAAGACTTGAGAATTGTATCATCTCTGTCTAGTTGATCTACAGTTAGGTCAGTTTGGTAATCAGCAGGTGTAACAATACCAGTTGCATCTGCATAATCGTTAATACCATTCTGCCATCTTTCCATCGCATTTCTAATCATAAAGTCTGTGTCATTATAAAATGTTGTAGTCCAAGTTTCTGGAGCAGGTCTGTCACCAGCCATATAGATTGTTCTACCTCTAAATGGTATTGCAATCTCACCTAGAGTAGAAGCAGGCAAGTTAGTTGCAGTACAAAGAAATGAAGTTCTTCGTGTGTCTAACCCAATATCTATTCCAGAAGGCGGTGTAATTGTCACTTGAAATTGGTTGGCTCTTGCACCACCACCAATTAGATTTGATTTAAAATCGTCTATCTTAGCCATGATTAACCTCCTACCTCTGTAAATGCAACACCAGTTCTGACGGCAACAAAGTTAAGAGTGATAAAGTTGATACTTCTATTAGGTTTAATGAAGATATCAGCGACAAACTCATTTCTGTCTATGACTTCACCAGTGTTATTGGTTGCATCAGCGACAACTTTAAAGTCTGTGATACCTCGTCTACCTTGAACATCTCGTAAGAAAGGTTCTACTAAGTTTCTAAACTGAGCCCTTGTAAATTCATCGTTGAACTCAAAGAGTTGGAACTTAGCAGCAGTTGCGATTGCTTTTTCCAATACCAAGAACAATCTTCTGACATTTATTCTGTCAAATGCACTTGGTTTGGTTAGTGCAGTTTTATCACCAAACAAGACAACGCCTTGCCCAGGGAAGTTAACTACTGGGTTAATCCTTGCACGATACAAGATATCTCTTTGAGATTTACTTGGGTTGTATGCAAGTTTTACTGCACCTCTAATATTACCTCTATTGAAGCCGCCTGGCGAGAACCAAGGGTCGGCAACATTATCGGTTTGGGCACATAGTCCACCGACATCACCATTTAGTGGCACGAACCTAAATTGGTCGTTATACTTATCATACATGTATTTGTATCCACTGTCAAATACCATGTAAGATGATGATGGACATAAGTCAAAGACAGTTTTGACATTTGTAGTCTGTGTTACTGAATCTGCAACACCCACAACAGCAGTTCTGTGTGGTGATACAAATCCTACACAATCTTTTCTAAACTCAACCAAGTCTGTAATCATAGTGATATGTGTGTCTGCACCAGCAGCACTATCGGTTACGATACTTGAAGGCCCACCCAACACTAGGTTGATATCAATTGACTCTGTATCTTTAAATTTGTCATATGCAAGTTGTAACTCACCAGCAGATACAGCAAAGTCATCTGCACCACCACTTAGTTGTGACTCGTAAGCAGCAGTTACACTTGTATAAGAACCACCAGTTTCTTGTAGTATTGAACTTCCAGCATCTGTAGATGAACCATCTGTACCATCTAAGATTACTTTGTCACCCTCGTTAGTTCCAGAGGAATCTGTTCCGTTCAATAATATTTCGTTACCAGTTTGTAAGTCTTGACCCCAGTTAGTTCCAGTTGATGTAATTTCACTAGAGTTTGAAGTTGGTATATCAGCAGTTATTGGATGATCCATCCAGTATATAAAGTTGGATTGTCGATAGATCACATCTGGATAGTAGTTACTAGAACCTTGTGCAGTTTTACCATTTACATTTTTTGACATACTTGCAAAAGTTTCTAGAACACCTTGTGTTCTCTGTCCAGCAGTTTCACTGTCAAAACCAGCAATCGAACCATCTGTGTCAAAAACTACGACATGCAGTTCATCGCCTGTTCCTCTTCCGTTCTGAGTTGCCCATGCTGATGTGCCTGGGGCACCATCGAACAAGTCATAGAACTTCCATCTTCTTCTAATAAAACTGTTGATTGCAAGAGCGGCGACTAATCCAGTTCCGTTAGGATTGTCTAACTCTCTAATTGTTACCACATTTGTGGTGATGTTAATTGCAGTTACCTCATATTGTTTATCTTCGTGTCCACTTGCTTCTGTACTAAAAGCAGAACTTGTGAAGAATGAGATAATGTCTCCTACATTGATTGAACCACCAGAGGCATCGACATCAGTAACAGTAATTGTTGTTGCGCCAGAAGTTCCAGCGGCTGTCACTTGTTGTGATGTTAGGTTTTGTTCATAAGCAGTAGCACTTGGGCAAACTGAAACAGCGATACTGTTTCCCTCTGTTCCAGAAGTTCTGGAAGCCCATAGTCCTACAGTACCTTGTCCATCTGCGAAAGATGAAAGGTAGTGATCAGTTGTTCTAATAAGTAATCCACTAGCATTTGATGTTGCATTTAAAACACCAGACTCTACACGAACTACTCTTAGAGCATCTGAGTATTGTAAAAAGTTGGCAGCAGTAAAAAATGTCTCAAAGTTATTAGAGTTTGGTTTTCCAAAGATTTTTACTAATTCTTCTTCAGAACCAATTGGTGTAACTTCACCGACAGGCCCTTTTTCAAACGGCCCTGCAATCGCACCGATAGATGTTGCAACAGCAGGAACGACATTTGTTAAGTCGACCTCTTTTACTTGGACGCCAGGTGATACTAAGAATGCCATGATTTACTCCTTGTCCTATAAGATTATACACATGTATTTATAATTTAATGATTCTTAAAAACTCATTTTTATATGCAATCAATCATATAAATAACAGTATGTCAACACATTACGAAAAGTATAAAGACACTATTAAGAAAGTCGCAAGAAGAAACTATCGCAAAAGAGGTGTATGGTTAAACAATCTTTTGGCAGATCAATCTTGTATCCATTGTGGTGAGGCAGAAACTGTTTGTCTAAAGTTCTATCCTCACGATAGTGTCATTCGTTCACAAACCAAAAGAAAAGGGATGAATGATGAGAGTAGAGAAAAAATTAAAGAGTTAATTGATAACTCCAAAATTGTTTGTTCTAATTGTTGGATAAAATTAGATAGTGATTTAATAGACTTTCTCTAACGCCAACTAATATTACCAGCAATCATCACTCTGTCATGTTCACATTCTTGTGGTGGAACTTCATGTTTATTGTAATGATATTTATCATTTTCACAAATTCCATTCCAAAATATTAAATAGTCTTTTTTTGGTTTTATATTTATTTTTCTTTCTGTAAATACTAGTGGGGCACATTTTGCACAACACTCTACATGATATGTCCAACACCATAAAACGCTGTGTATGTGAGGTTTTGCACCATTACCCTCTTCATATACAGCACCCCAACATTCTTTTGCATATAATTTATCGTTACCAGTGAATCTTCTTACTACATCTAATGCTTTATCTGATATCTCACCAAAGAGTTCATGTATGTCATGCATATGCCATGTTGTTCTGTAATCTGTAATAATATTAGATTTGTTACCACCTACTGTTTTTAAACTGTAAGTATCTTCTTTAATAATATCTTTTATTTTTTTTCTTTTATTGAGAGGTATTCCTAATTTAACTTTACCAATTGGATGAATAGTCTCTAATAATTGGATTCCATCTTGTTCCATACTCATCTACCACTTCCCCTATATTTTCATCTTCTAGTCCAGTGACTACAAAACCAAACGGCGCCATGTCTTGTTCTAGTGCATTTTGGTTTTCTTTTATCATCCTCTCTCTAATATCCATATCGGTTAGTTCTTTAAAATAAGTCTGGTCAGTTGCCCATCCGAATAAAAATAAACATGCGACTAAATCATCGTTACAACCCTCATCTGCCTCAAACGATTGACCTTTTACAATAAAAGTAGATAGTTCATTTATTGTATCATAATCTTCTACGATTAGTTTGTTATCTTCCACAAGTTGTTTTAGGTTAGAACACCCTATCTTTTTTACTGCCTTAGTTGTTCTTACACCTAACTGTGCTTGTTTACCACTAAATCCAGCACCCATGATTTGTCCAGCACGACCTCTCATAGATGCCATAACAAGATTGTCATACTCTAAATCAAATTGCATTGTGTTTGCAACTTGTTCACCAATATCGTTTACCTCAATCATAACAAACGCTTGGTTGTATGCTCTTGCAACATCATATATTTTTTGTGGAAACAATAGTGGTTTGATTTCATTGTCTCTAAACTTTGCAACAATTCTATATGGTATCTGTGACACATCAAAAACTACAAATGCAGAATAGTCATTCTTTGTTCCCCTTGACACATCACAAGACATGAAATATGTTTTCTTTTCTACAGGCATCTCATAAACATCTAAACCAGCATTTCTTTGTTTAGGTTCTCTGTATGCCATCATTCTTAATTTAGATGGTGTAATAAGTGTATCAATAGATCCTAAGAACTCACACTCAAACTCTGTATTGAATTGTGATTCACTTGTGTTTGCAATAGTTTGTCTTTTCCACTCTTCATCACGGCCAGGCACTTCACTCCAGTGAACTTGGATTGGTATGTATTCGTTTCTTTGTTCTTCTGCATCTACCCATAGTTTGTAAAACATATTCATACCATGTGGTGTCGATACAATAATCACTTTCGTAGATTTACCAGACGATATCGTTGGATACACAGAACTAAAAAACTGTTCTGCAACATTTGATGGTACATATGCAAACTCATCTAAGAATATAATATTGTACGAACCACCACGAACAGCACTTGCAGAGGTTGATGATGCTAATATTTTAGAACCATTCTCTAATTCTAGTGAACCCTTGTTCCAAGACATCACCCCTTGTTGTAACCACTTAGGTAAATGTTCGTATGCAAGTTGTAATCTACCAAGTAAGTCTCTTGCAGTTGCGGCTTTGTTTGCAAGTATAGCGATATTAACACTGGGATTAAATAGTGCATAGTGTAACAAGTAGGATATCATCGTGGTGGATTTACCAGATTGTCTGGGTAATTTACAAATAGTAAAACGATTGCTATGAAATGTACCAACCATTTCTTTTTGGAAGTTATACATTTTAAATGGTATCAATCCTTCATCAAGAGAAACAATCTTTACATAAGTCTGTATAAAGTAGAGAGGGTCTTTCATACACCTTTGGTATTCAAGTATTTCCTCTTTAGTCCACTCCTGACCGACATTTGCCTTTTTTAGATTTGGATTACCTAGATAAGTTTGTTCCATAGAATCTGTTTTCTCTTTCTATCTTTTTTTCTATATCAATCATCTGATAGGTGTTACTCTTTCTACACCAATCTTTGTAAATATCTACACACTCTTCAAAGTTAGTTACCTTTTCTTTTTTGTCTTGCAAAGTATTCATCTTTAATGTCATTCCGTATGGTAACTTTTCTTGCTCTACTAAACTACTTATGTATTCTTCAAACCTAAGAGATGCAACTAAGTCATTAAATATAATATTATCTACTCCTCTGTGAGAATATTCGTATGTAAATCTATTATACTTAGTAAACCCCATGTCTTTCATTGAGTGTCCAATACCAGTAAGAGTTTGTAGTTGCACATCTGTATTGTAAACAAAATCATTATAGTCTACTGGTATGGCAGTTGGAAAGTATTCTTCTCTCCACTTTAAATAATTGTCATATCTTTCTAGTCTACCTTTTATTATTTCTGTATCTACAGTATACTTTTGTCCTTTGACTAATTTTCTATGTTCATCAATACTATAAACATTTCTAAGTTTATTTGTATCCCTAATACCCCAACTCATCGCATACTCAAAAGGGTCTCTAATACAATAGAAGATTTTACCATAGTGAAAATTTAAAAAGTTATACCATCGTTTAGTATTATACTTTTGATTTTCTTCTCTCCACAACATAACATAATGTGCTAATCTAGATACTAGAGGTTCAACCTTATTGTTATTCAACATGAAGATTACTTCTTCTAGTGGTTGTCCATATCTTATGTGTCTAAAATCTGGGCCTCTAGGAACAGTATGTTTTGTTTTTACGATAGTATTCCGTTTACTGAGTTCAAGTCCAGCAGCAATTTCATGAGTATTAGTGTAACTTCTTCCACTGTCATTTAGAAAGACCGTTAGACTTGTTTGTAGGTAAGTTGACCCAACACCATCTGGAGTCAATATCAAATAATTCATACATCATTTTCCCTTTAACATTTTTTGTAGTTCAGCGGTAGAACCTACAAACAAAGCATTTGTCACATTGTTAGGAGCCTTGTTAGGAACTTCTTTTAGTTTGTGCATCTTTGTTTGTAAGTCACCAAGTTTCTCTGTCACTTCTGCAACTTGTTTAATTAAATTACCAGCGACTTCGTAAGTTCTAGGATGTTCAGATTCTTTTGCAAGTTCTAGAATACCATCAATTGCTTTAGAACCTTTGTCTACAAGATTGTAGAAGTTCTGTCTTTGATATTCATAATCTTTTTCAATATCATCATCATCACTTACTACAACTTGTCCAGTATCAACAAGTTCTTGTGCTGGTGTCTTAAATGGAGCACCCAAAACTTTGTCAATAGTTTTATCAGACATTAGTCTGTACCAGCATCTTCAAAGAATGAAGATGTCTCGTTAAATCCAAAATCATCATCATCTGCACTTGCAGTTGCTGGATTTGGTGTAACACTATACTTCTGTTGTCTTGTTGGTGTATTCTCTGGTAGGTCAGTATACTGATCGACAGTTGCAGTTCTGATAACTGCCTGTGAGGTAACTGGGCCATATAAGTAGAACTTACAAGTAAAATCTAGATTATAGATTACTGCTCTTCGTT